AGTTCGAAGAGATGGATGACTATCCCGAGATTGGAACTGCCTTTGATATCTATGCTGATGATGCTACTCAAAAGAGTTTAAGAGGGGGTAGATGGACAATTCAAAGTAAAGAGCAGTTAGTTGTAGATGAGATTACTAAGCTCTTTGAAACCCTTAGTCTGGACAGGCATTATTGGGATATTATCCGTAATACTTGTAAGTATGGGGATTGTTTTATGGAAACTATCATAGATATTAATAATCCAAGAAAGGGTCTCCAGAGAATAAAGGTTTTAAATCCTAATTTTATTATTAGAGTAGAAAATGAGTATGGCTACCTAACTGATTTCCTACAAGAAATCCCTGAGGCTAACGACTGGACAGCATATGGAAGTGCCGCTGACCAGATGACTGGGACTGCTTATATTACTTTAGACAGAAACCAACTCATCCACTTTAGACTTCGAACCTCTGACCCTATGTATTACCCTTATGGAAAGTCTATTGCAGCAACGGCTGTTCGGGTATTCCGTTCTTTGAAGCTTATGGAAGATGCGATGTTAATCTACCGTTTGGCTAGGGCTCCTGAGCGTAGAATTTTCTATATTGATGTTGCTAATATGCCAGCCACTAAGGCTGAGATGTATATCGAAAAGGTGAAGGAGAAATTTAAGAAAGAAAAGTATTATGATTCCAATGCAGGAACCATTGATGCTCGTTATAACCCCTTAAGTGCAGATGAAGATTTCTTTGTTCCCACTAGAGGAAACCAAGGAACCAAGATCGAGACTCTTCCTGGAGCCCAAAATTTGGGTGAGGTAGATGATGTTCGTTACTTCCGTGACAAGCTTCTTGCTGCTCTTAAGGTTCCTAAGGATTATATTGTGGAGAAGGACAAGTCTCCTGAGCGTAAGGCTAACCTATCCCAGCTTGATGCTAAGTTTGCTAGGGTTATTGGGCGAGTTCAACAGCAAGTTGAAATAGGCTTAGAACAAATTGCTAAGAGGCATATGGCATTGGTGGGTTATCCCGCTAGTTTAATTAAAGACTTAAAGATCATTCTTCCTGATCCTAGTGATGTTTTTACTAAGCGTAAAATGGAAATTGATGAGCAAAAAGCTAGAGTTATTCAAGCTGTTGTTGGTACAGGGCTATTCCCTAAATCTACGATCTATAAGGAATTCTATGATATGACTGATCAAGAAATTGAACATACTTTAGAGGAACTTAAGAAAGAGAAGGAAGAGGAAGCTGCTAACGAAGCCGCTGCGATGCAAGGTCAAGAAGATATGGCTCAAAGTGGCAAAGATCAAGATATGGACCGAGAGCAACAGGGTAAGGACGCTGATGCTGGTCGAGATGAGGGTGGAAAACAGGCTGACCACGAACGACAAATGGAAGTAGAAAAGAAAAAGCCTAAAAAGGAAAGCGTAGTCTTTTTAAATAGGTTAAAGAACCGAATTATTGCTGAGTCTGGGACTGGGCATAAAAAACTAGCCTCTCTTGAGAGGATTATCACTAGAAATGTGCAAAATCATCAAAAAAATAGTTAATTAGGCTCACTATATAACAATAGCCTGTAATAAACAAGGAGTTAGACAATGTTCGATCATTTATTCGAAAACAGAAATACCACAGTAACAAATTTACTTAAACTAGGCGACTGTCTTGGTCGTTCTTTAAGAGAAAATGTAGAATTATTTTCTATTGATAGTGAAAACAAGAGAGTTGCGTTCTTAACCGAGAACGGAAAAGTTCTATCAGGAGAATATAATTTAAAAGGAGATATTAATCTCACTAATCTAAGAATTCAAAGTTCTGATATCTTCGCAGATAATGAAACTTTTGATTCCTTTGTTACTGAGAAAGTCTCAACTTTTGTAGGCAAGCTCAACTCTAACGAGTATGAAACCGCTGACGATAGTTTTACTAATCTCTTATCTCTTTGGGAAAACAGACTTAAGTTTGAAAATGTTAAAAAGAGGCTTCAAGAAAAGGCTGCGGTTTTCTCCCAAGATCAAACCATTGTTGAAACTCAGGAATTTCAACGCTTTCTTGAGATGATGCCGCAGTTCCTAGACTTTCTATCTGAAAATAAACAAAATATTGAACAAGTAAAAGAAATCGAACATGCAATTAAACTTTCTAACGCCGTTTCTAAGGCATTTGATTTCCCAAAACTTTCGTATGATGCTTTACAAGAACAGGGTAGCTACAAGATCTCCAAGGGACCTAATAAAAGCGTCTACGAGTTAATCTGTAAACAAGAATTAGTACGAAAAGAACTTTTAGAATCCAAAAAGAGTTTTGAAGATGTTTGGGCGACTAACCCCAGCATTCGTAAGCTTGCTAGTCATATTTTTGAAGACTCTGAAGAAATAGTATTAGAAGCCTTAGTTGATGCTGTTGTAGAAGTTCCTTTCTTAGCTCTCACTACTAAGAAGCAACTGTTTGAATCCCTCGGAAGCTCCTTCGGTATCTCCGATGATACAGCTATTTCTGATAAGGAAATTAAAGGCTATGCTTCTAAGCTTTTTGAGATGAAGAAGCCACTAAAATCTGTAATTTTAGAACTTCTTAATACTAAGTATGGTATTAATGTTCAAAATCTTAGAGAGAGTGCCACTTTTGAAGGGTTAGCACAGACACAAGTAGTTATTTTTGAAGCTCTTATGCGGTTAGCTCCTAAGGGAAGCATTATTAAAGAGTGTTTATCCGATTTAAGCAAGATGCTTAAGACCAAGAACGGGGTAGAAATCATTGATGTTAATGATCTACTACAAGAATGCTTTGAAGGCTGTGATTATTCAGACTTCACCTTTGATTTTTCCCTGTCTGAGGGGATTTCTTTTAATACCCTTCTTACAACTGAAGTAAGTACTAATGATCTTTTAGAAAAGGCCAAAGAGAAGATGCTTTTAGATAAAGATAAATATAAACCTGTTGATGACGATGAAGATAATCTTAGCCCAGAACAAAAAGATGGGAAGGCTGCCGCAGAAAAGGGCGAAGTGGACCCAGAAAACGAAACAGAGGATGAAGATGACTCTATAAAGGCAGCTAAAAAAAGAAACCCTAAGCCAGAAAAGAAGCATGAGGAAGCTGGTGAAGCTCCTTTTCAAAAGGCAGAGACAGAAACCGCCCCTGAGGGCGGCGATGAAGAACCTCCACCCGAAGGGGAACCTTCTGCGGAAGCACCCAAGAAGGGCCTTACTAAAGATGAATTTATGGATGCTTTAAAAGACATGGATGAACTTTTAGCAGGTATGGCTTCCGAAGAAGAATCAGAAGAAATAGATCACGCTGAAGGTGACGAAACGGAGGCTTAACTCTAAATGACAACGGGCTGCACACTAGGGTTTATCCCTCTAATTCTATCTTCTGTAGAGGGGCAATGTGAAATTGTTGAACTACCAGATGGAGAATGTCTATGTGTAGATATATGTCAGGGAAGTGTAGGGGGAACAGGACCTCAAGGGCCTCAAGGGTTTGACGGGGCGCAAGGGATTCAAGGAACTCAAGGGTCTCAAGGGTATGACGGGCCTCCAGGGCCTCAAGGGCCTACAGGGTATCAAGGGCTTCCAGGCATTAAGGGCGCTACAGGAACCCCCTTGGGTATTATTCTGGAGTTTGATGATGCGGTTGCTGGGGGAGTCTCTGGTAGTTTAATATCTTTTAATAGTGTTGATTCGACTGGTGTTAGTGAAGTTTGGGTAGATAATTTTAGTAAGGCTGGTCAAGATCTTACTAATTGGATTAATTCATGGTATACAGGGTGGCCTGGACCTACAGGGTATGGCCCTTATGGGGTATTAACTGTACAGTCTACTCTTAATTCTGATGCTTTATTTAACTTTAATATAACTGGTATAACATATGTAAATGCTGGTGGTCTTACTTATTTTAAATTAGCTTGTGATGCTCTATATTATCCTGGGGCTGAAATTGTCAACTTTTTAACTGATGGTGATGATGTAGCTATAACTTTTTCAAAAGATGGGCCTCCAGGGCCTCAAGGGTTTGACGGGGCGCAAGGGATTCAAGGAACTCAAGGGTCTCAAGGGCATCGAGGGGATCCAGGGTTTCAAGGGGCTCAAGGGATTCAAGGGCATCAAGGGTATCAAGGGTATGACGGGGATGTAGGGCCTCAAGGGCCTACAGGGTTTGACGGGGCTGAGGGCATTAAGGGTTCTACAGGGATTCCCTTGGGTACTATTATGGATTATGTAGAGTCTGCTACTGGGGGAACTGCTGATGGTAAGTTGTCTTTTAATAATATAGACTCGGCTGATATTTCAGAAGTTTGGTTAGATGATGAAAGTAAATATAATCAACCTCTTAGGGATTGGATTGATTCCTGGTATTCAGGGTTTCCAGGGGCTACAGGGTATGGCCCTTATGGGGTATTAAATGTACACTCTACTGAGGCTGCTGATGTTTTATTTAGCTTTAAGATAACTGATATATTTGACAGGACAACCTACTATAGATTAGGGTGTGAGCCTCTGTCTTATCCTGGTAATACTGTCACAGACTTTTTAACTAATGATGATGATGTAGCTATAACTTTTTCAAGATATGGGCCTCCAGGGCCTCAAGGGTTTCAAGGGTTTGACGGGGCTCAAGGGATTCAAGGGCATCAAGGGCCTGGGGGGCCTAAAGGGTTTCAAGGGTATGACGGGCCTATTGGGACTATTGGGCCTACTGGGCCTGAGGGGCCTGAGGGGCCTCAAGGCCCTATAGGGTATGCTGGGGCTGTTGGGCCTATAGGGCCTATAGGGTATTCTGGGCCTGAGGGGCCTGATGGGCCTCCAGGGCCTCAAGGGGTTACAGGGCCTCAAGGGCATCAAGGGTATCAAGGAACTCAAGGTTCTCAAGGGTCTCAAGGGGAGCAAGGGTTTCAAGGGTATCAAGGGTATCAAGGGAATCAAGGGATTCAAGGGCATGAAGGGCCTATAGGGCCTGACGGGATTAGAGGGTTTCAAGGGGCTCAAGGGATTATGGGGCATGACGGGGCTGAGGGGCCTGAGGGGCCTGAGGGGCCTCAAGGCCCTATAGGGTATGCTGGGGCTGTTGGGCCTATAGGGCCTCAAGGGTATGACGGGACTGATGGGCCTGATGGGCCTCCAGGGCCTCAAGGGGTTACAGGGCCTCAAGGGCATCAAGGGCATCAAGGGTATCAAGGAACTCAAGGTTCTCAAGGGGAGCAAGGGTCTCAAGGGTTTCAAGGGTATCAAGGGAATCAAGGGATTCAAGGGGAGAGAGGGTTTCCCTTGGGTATCATTATGGATTTTGATGGAGCGACTGGTGGGGGAGTTGCTAGTGGTAAGTTGTCTTTTGATGAGGTGCGAGCAGATGACATTTCAGAAGTTTGGTTAGATGATGAAAGTAAGGCTGGTCAAAGTCTTATTCTTTGGATTAATTCATGGTATACAGGGTTTCCAGGGGCTACAGGGTCCAACTATGGGGTATTAAATGTACGATCTACTAAGGCTGCTGATACTGTATTTAGTTTTAATATAACTGGTATAACATTTGTAAATGCCCTTACTACTTATTATAAATTAGAGTGTAATGCTCTATATTTTCCTGGGGAGGTTGTTGCCGACTTTTTATCTGATGGTGATGATGCAGCTATTTCTTTTACAAGATATGGGCCTCCAGGGTCTCAAGGGTTTCAAGGGTTTCAAGGGTTTGACGGGGCTCAAGGGATTCAAGGGCATCAAGGGCCTGGGGGGCCTAAAGGGTTTCAAGGGTATGACGGGCCTATTGGGACTATTGGGCCTACTGGGCCTACTGGGCCTGAGGGGCCTGAGGGGCCTCAAGGCCCTATAGGGTATGCTGGGGCTGTTGGGCCTATAGGGCCTCAAGGGTATGACGGGACTGATGGGCCTGATGGGCCTCCAGGGCCTCAAGGGGTTACAGGGCCTCAAGGGTATCAAGGAACTCAAGGTTCTCAAGGGTCTCAAGGGTCTCAAGGGGAGCAAGGGTTTCAAGGGTATCAAGGGTATCAAGGGATTCAAGGGCATGAAGGGGAGAAAGGATCTCCCTTGGGTATCATTATGACTTTTGATGAAGCGGTTAATGGGGGAACTGCTGATGGTAAGTTGTCTTTTAATGATGAACACACTACTCCAATTTCAGAAGTTTGGATAGATTCTCATAGTAAGAGTCTACAACCTCTTACTACTTGGATTCAGTCATGGTATTCAGGGTATCCAGGGGCTACAGGGCAAGGCCCCTATGGGGTATTAAGTGTACAATCTACTGTTACTTCTAATACTTTATATACCTTTAAGGTAACTGGTATAAATGCCCTTACTTCTTATTATGTGATAGATTGTGACCCTGTATATTTTCCTGGGGAGGTTGTTGCCGACTTTTTATCTGATGGTGATGATGTAGCTATTTCTTTTACAAGATATGGGCCTCCAGGAGGCCCTCAAGGGGCTCAAGGGTCTCAAGGGCAAGGGGCTCAAGGGGCTCAAGGGACTGATGGGCCTCAAGGGGCTCAAGGGTTTCAAGGGGCTCAAGGGCAAGGGGCTCAAGGGGCTCAAGGGACTGATGGGCCTCCTGGACCTGCTGGGGCTACAGGTTTAACTGCTTTAGCTATCGAAGCGCGGGACGCGCTGTGGGCGAGAAATACGACTACGGGGGGTATGATCAGTGAAACTGGTTGTTATCCCTTCTTGGGATCTTTAAATAATCCAAACTCGGGTGGGGGTGGAACGGGGACTGATGAGGATGGAAATGCCGATGGATATGGATTAAGCTTCTTTGAGGGTGTTACTTGGAGTTATGGGGGTGACGGGGGAGAGGCGGGGACTGGTGCATGGAAACCTACCCCTCCAATCTTCTCCCGCTGGAACGATACAACCGCCATTATGAATGCGGCGTGGCGGGAGATGAGTTGGGAAGACGGGGAAATGGGGGCTTCACTAATTACCACACTTGAAAGTGATGTGACCATTAAGGCTACAGGATTAGGCTCTATTCAGGCTGATCAAATTTCCCTAGCATCGGGAGGGTATACTGCTGTTGCGAATGTTCCCCTTAGTGAGTGGTCTGCTTCTGATCTTGATATAACTGGAAAGTACCTTACTACTACCAATCTATTGGTAAAAGCAGACTCTCTTACAGTAGGAGATGCTTGTCCTGTTCCTCTTCCGTTCTGCTATATGGCCCTAAGTGCGGCTGATGTAGCATCCTCTGATGAGAAGGCATTAGGCTACTCAAATGTTCCTACTACAATAGAGTCTAATATTAGTGACTTTGTATGGGATGATACTGCTAAGAATTGGATAGTAAAAATAGCAGGTACTTATCGAGTCATAGGGGCAGTAATATTAGAGGGAGGATCCTCTTTAGTAAATCTAAATGTTAATCTAGAGGGGGTTTCCATTCTAACTGGAGCCCCTAGAGTCCACTCCTCTGTTGATCCTCTAGAACACACAATTATGGCTGTATTCACAGCCGCAGCAGATGATGTGGTAAATATTACCTATGAAGCTACTGCTGCTTCTACCGTAAAAGCTATTATAGGCTCTACCTTCTTCATGGAAAGATTAAAATAATGACTACTGAAACTACGAAAAGATACACTATATCAAAAGAAACTTTAATGCCCTTAGGAATGGTAATAACTCTCTGTGCCGCTGTGGTGTGGATAAGCTCTCAACTCAATAACATCAACCATAAGCTTGATATTATTGAAAATGCTATGGAGGACCAATGGACAAGCCGCGATATGGAAAATTGGGGTTTACGCTTGAAAATGCAGAATCCTACTATTGAGATTCCGGGGCTGGAGATTCCCTTAAAAAATAATTAATCGACAATATGAGCTTGCTTCATTAGACGGATTACTCGTTGAGTATAGGTTCGTCTAAAATTATTGAGAGTATTAACCATATTCTCTAGTTTTATTACTCCGTCTGAGCTTACATCATCCGAAGTTAAAAAATGTCCTAATTCAGCATGGAGCCAATTAAGGTCAGCTAGTTCTGAAGTGTTCAACTTACTTCTAAGTTCTTCAATCTCTTGTGGGTTTTTCATAGTGTTATAACCTCATGGCCCTCTTTCTTGTAATGACGCTTTCTTGCGTTAGAATGTTCTCTTAGATACTTTTCTTTATCTAAGAAATCATAGATAAAAACTTTCTCTTTTGATTCGTGTCGGCGTAAAGCTCTACCTAGAGCTTGCAGGGTTGCTATTTCAGACTTCATTCCTCTGGCGTTAATGAAATGTGTGATTTCTTCAATGTTAATACCTGTTTGGAGGATTTTAGTGCCAATGAGGGTACTAGTTCCTCTATGTCTGAGGAAGTTAGATATACTTTTATACCTTTCTCCGAGGGAGTCTTCACCCTGTAAAAACTGTACTTCCCCGTCTCCAAGCAAGACCTCCAAGGCTCTTCCATGATCAAGTGATTTGGTAAGTATAAGTATGCGAGATCGCTCGCTGGTTCGTCTAATTTCATTTACAATCTCCTTAATAATATTGTTTCGTGATTCGTTATTTACTATGTAGTCCTCATATACCTCAGGGTAGGCTAACTCTTCGTCTGCTCCGCTGGCAGTATAGGGTCTATCTATTAGCTGTATAA